ACCCATGTCCTCATAAAAGTTTTCGAATTCTTCCCACCTTTTACACACGCGGATGCCACGCGCTCCGTAGTCAGGATCGAGCCGTCGGCAACGCGAACGCATTGATCCCCACGTCCTATATTCAGGAGTCGCTATCATTTTGTGCTTACCACGCCTTGGTAGCTTGATCTTGTCCGAGAACAAACACCCGCAGGATTGGATTTGGCCGAACTTTACAGCGGAAGCTGTCGCGATATGTTCAGCACCGCAATTGCAGGCGAATCTCCAAATCCGGCGGCCTCCCTCGCTTCTAAGCAATTCAATCGCCGTCAATCTGTTGAACTTTTCGCCGCTTTGGATAGAGGACGGACGATTGCCGTACTTTGAACATCCGCAAGACTTGGTATGCCCAGACCTAAGCTTAGACGCATAAACAATGCATTCCTTGCCGCATTCGCACTGACACCTATATTTATGGCCGCTCCGACCTTTTGAATCGAATTCGATGATGCTCAGTTTGCCGAATTGAGCGCCGCAAATCACTACAGTATCCATCCTACAAAAATATCGATTGATGCGTGCAGGGTCAACAAAACAGTTAGAATTCTGATGATGTAGTTACAGGTGATAGTCGGCTGGACGATGGTATGCGCCGTACCGCTACCGAACGGCGTTCCGGTGAAGATCGACGACACCGAGCCAGTAACTGGCGAAACGCTGTAACCTGCACCTGCTGACCCACTGAATGGGGAACTACCGCCTGCGGACTGCACCACAGTAATATTTGCGTTGCTGTTGAGCGTGAGCGTTGACGCTATAGTGCCGGCAGGGGTGACAACCGGCAATTGAGCGATGGTTAGTGTTTGGGTTTGCGTACCACCAACTGACCCGATCCCGGTTCCGTTCATGCCACCCGTAGCAGTAAGACGGCTTGCGCTCGATCCGCCCATGCTATCGACGCCGGCAGATGTGCGACCTCGTTTGTCCGGCAGGTTGAACGTGGTCGATCCGTCTCCGGTGCCGAATGCCGTTCCCATCAAGGCGAATGCCGCCGAATAGGTGGTGCGCGAAATCGCCTGCCCGAAGGCAAAAACGAAAGAACTATTCGGGGCCGTCGTCCCCCAATAATCAATACCCCCGCAAAGCGGGATATTGTACGGATTTACATAGCTGTTCTGGAGATAGAACACCGCGTCGGAGTTGTTGTAGAGGGCAACGTATGGCGTGCCCTGCACGAGTACCCCCGCGACAAGTTCAATCCCGGGGGATGGCCGAAGCGGCTTGGCCCCGAGCCCGTCAACATTGAGCGTAACCGTTGCGCCGTTGGTGGTGTGGGGCGTGAAGGCGATAATCTGCCCGTTGAGATGAGCCAGCGTGTCAAAGACTTGGTAGCTCGTCACCGTGTAGGCTGTGGACGTTCCGCCAGTCGCGATAGCCCCGGAGATGTCGTCACGGAACGCGGCGGTAGATGCCATCATGGCGCGACCAGAATCGTTCACGCTGGACGGGGCTTGCCCCTCCTGCCAATTAACCGTGGAGTCAGCCGTGGCGTTGCTGGCCGCTGTGCGCGACCAGGAATAGAACGGAAGTGCCATTGATTATCCTCTGAGGAAGGTCGGTGCCGGGAACGCGGCGCGTAGTTTCGAGATGTCCACCGAGCGGCGCGGCGCGTAAAAGATCGGCGGTGCCTGCGGTTGCTCAGCGGGCATCTGCCCGAATAGCGAGCCGCCGCCTTGGGGCTGCTGCGCCTGAGCCTGCTGTGGCATCTGTTGCGGGAAGATCGGAGCGGGCTGTTGTGGGATTAGAGGGGCGCTAGGCGGGCTTGCTGGGGCCGCCGGGGCGGGTGTTGATTGCGGGCCACCGCCGCCAACCTTTCGGCTTGCCCATGCCTGCAGGTCCTGTGCAGTCATCCCAGCCAGGAACGGATTAGCCTTAACGACGCCTGGACCGAGAATATCCCCGACCGAGGCGTTCGGATCGGCCTGTAAGACCTTGACTGCACCGCCCGGCCCGGCGAAATGGGCCAGATAGGTGTTCCCGTCCGTGACAGGAACGCCCGCCTTTGATAGGATCGCCTGATTGTCTGAGGCATAGGCCCCGGTCATCTCGCGGGAAAGCTGAGGGTCTGATTTCAGCGCAAGCAAATCAGCGTCGGGTTGACCGGCTAAATCCGGTCGATGCGCCCTTATTGTCGAAAGCCAAGTCGAGTCGATGAACTGACCAAGCCCTGACGCAGACGAAGTAGGATTAGACGCGGTTGGATCGCCGCCGCTTTCAGCGCCGATAATTGAATCGATTAGACCCATGAACGAACCCGACAAAATGATTGAGCTAAACCCGCGCGAATGGCGGTCGGAACGAGAAAAGCCCCGTGAACCTATTTTCGGTCCGGGGCTTCCTGGTGCGTTGGCTTATTTTATTACTTGGGTCGTCGTGGCTTCAGGCGTCTATTGGATCACTCACTGACGCCGCTGCGTTCCAGGCGCGGCTATAGCCAAGCCGCCAGATGCGCCGCGCCCGATGTTCCGCGCGATGTTCTGCACGAATTGAATCCGCTTGACGGTCTCACCGATGGCTTTTTGCAGATTGGCAGGATTCACGCCTTGATCGAGCAGCATTCTGCCAACGGACTCGCGCACCGGGGCCGTATTTCCGGTCAATGCGGTATGACCCGCGCTCAGAACGGAGCGCACTGCACCATGCCAATTCCCAGTGATGATGTTTTTAATCAGGTGCGGGTCGATGGACATGGCAGCGTCGTCATTTAAATTCTGAGTCGTGTCCGAGCCGCCCAACGCTTTAGCGTTAGTTTTGAACATGGTTTGCTCACGCGCCAAACGCTGTTGCAGTGGGTCCATCGCGCCGGGCTGTACCGGGCCTTGATGCAGCGACAGTTCACCCAGTTCGGCGCGGGCTTTCTGCGACGTGAGCGGACGCGCTTTGTTCGCACCCTCCGCCGCACGCTCGACCTTGCCAACCACCGTATCGGCATAGCCGCCTCGGTAGCCTTGCTGGCTTGGAGGAGCCAGCGCCTTGAAGCGTGCGATATTATCAGCCGCTCGGCCCCGAGTGGCGGCCTGCGCGCCAGCGGTTACCGCATCCCTTACCTGCGCCGGCCCCGCGTACAATGCTCGGGCCTTCGCATAGTCAGGATTTACGGCGTCCACTTCCTTGAGAAAAGAACGGCGAACGGCATCAAGCGCTCGCCCCTTTTCGTCGAGCATCAACTTGCCGGTGGTCCCGTCGCGGTACTGCTCTAACTGGTTATCCCATCCCTTCTTGATGAGATTGATTGTCCGCATGTTGGGGACGCCGCCGATAACGGGATCGCCCGCTTCGTTGAAGTGTGTAATGGCATAATCGTTCGGGTCAAACTTTTCGCCCTTTGCAAGCGACTCCAACCGCTGAACGGCAACACCTTCGCGTAATCCGCCGCTGGTAACTGGATCATCAAAGAACTGCTGAATGCGCTCGTTCCAAACTGGCTTTTGATCGAGTGCCTTCTTATAAAATGGTGCTGATTCTCGCCTTGCGGTTTCCGTAAGCTGGTCAACCGTCTGCCGCGCGGTGTTGCCGGCACCTAACCCTTGGTCGATGATTTCTCCAACTCGCTCGCCTTGGCCAGCTTGCCTACCCTCCAAGAACTGCACTGCGGCAGTACGGCCTTCGCCAGGGGCGCGGGCGACCGTAGACAACATCCGTTGGCCGGGATTCCCGAGCGCATCTGCGAGCGTGAAAGGTTGCCCCGCCGCATTGGCGTCTGCGACTTGCTGTCCAAGCGCTTGCGGCGTCTGTCCGCTCTCATGGACGGCACGGGCCACTTGCGACTGTGCGAATCCTTCTGGATTCGCTCTGGCTCGAAGGTTGCTGACGAGCGGAGATGCTATAGCGCCGGCTGTACTGAGAAGGGCGGGCGTTGCGCCGCCTAGCAGGCCGCCGACCAGTAGGCCCTTGCCCGCATTAGTGGCGCGCTCTGAAAGGCCGTTGCCTTCCATCGCACCAGAGAAGCCGCCCATTGCGCCAGCATCGGCGGCAGAGGCTGCGGAGCGAGCCAATAGACCAGCCTCCGGCGCTAGGAAGCGCGCGGCCGTGAGGCCGCCGTTTGCAAGCCCTGCACCGCTAACGCCACCGCCGAGAATTTCCGCCGCCGTCCCGAGTGCGCCGGTATTCTTTCGCGCATCACCCATGATCTGATCTTCGCGGGCCTTAGCGTAGTTGTAGCCCTCGGCAGGATTGAAGGTGCCATGCTTGATCATCTCAAGCGGCGTTTGTAGGCCTGCAAGGATCGTACTGTCCGCGCCTAGCGTGGCGCCATGAGCCAGACGGCGGGTAAAGCCAGCGCCCTCATCTCCTCCTGCCGCTTTTAGCTGCGTCTGCTCATCAAGCGCCGCCTGCTGGTATTTGTCTGGCGCAGGGGCGGCATTGGATTTGAACGACGACGCAATTTCATCAACGGTCGCGTTTTGGTCCTCGGGAGAGAGTTTCAGAAAGCTGTCGTCAACGGCAACCTTGCGACCGTCAATGCTGATGACCGGCATTATTGAACGATCCCCCAGCTAACGCCGTTCTTTGTCTTGCCAATTGTTGCGGGTTGAGCCTCGGTCGGCTTATCGTCATGGCGCAGTTCTTTTCGGACCTGCCCCGGCGCTTCCATTGCGGCCTTCATTTCGTCCTGCATGATGTCGGTCACGGCCTTATACGCCTTTGCGCTTTGTGCCGAGTTCAGCATCGAATAGGCGTGTTCGCGCATCGAATCCGTTGGCACGCCAGAAGGCGATACGGCGCGGACATAGGAGTTAACAAGAGAGTTCGTCGCCGCGACAAAGCGAGCCAACTCGGGGCTGCTTGAGCCGGTCTGATAGGCCTGAACCATCTTATTCCACGGCATCCATTCGCCGCGTGGCACGGATTCCGATGCCTTCAGAGCTATCGGGATCATGTTATTAGCCTCGTTGGCAGCAAGGCTGATGTTTGCAGCGCGAGTGCCGATAGATCGTTGACCAGCGAGATTGCCGGCCTGCTCATTGAAGTTATTAACAATGTCCTTGCCGTTTAAACCCGCCGCCTCGGCCTGCTTGTAGATTTCAGTTCTAAGCTGGACGATATTGGCCGCACCTTGCGCGCCACGCCCAAGATTGGTCATCACGCTCTTATCGCCGGCTAGATACTGTGCAGCCATCGCCTTGGTGGTGCCCTCATCAAGAGTGGACTCCTGCGCAGCTTCGTTCTTATGAACGATTACCGGATTGCCGTCCTTGTCGAGCTTGTAGAGTTCGCCGCCGCGCCCGAGCGTAAAGACCCCGTTCGGGTCTTTCTTCTTCGCTTCGGACAACTGGATGTAGGCAGGATCGGCCGGCCCGCCTGGGATGAAGTGCATATTCCCATCATCGCCCTTGGCAAAGCCTGCTGGTGTCTTGTCGTCCGGCTCATAGGCGCGAGTCGTTTTGCCTGTGCCGGGATCGTAAATATAACCGCCGCCAATCGACATTGGCGTTTTTGCCTTGAAATTCTCGTCAATTAGATTCTTGAGCATTTCAGTATTGCCGGGAGAAACAGCGGTCATCGCAACCTGCGGATCAACGCCCTTCGCGACCAATGCTTTAAACGTCAGGTTTTGTGTCTGCCGCTGTTGCTGTAGCGCAACCGTATGGTCATCAGTGCCCCTCAATCTTGCAATGAGACCATTCGGATTCCCGATACGGTCTAAAATGCTGGTCCCCGGAAGCTGCGGTAGGGTTGGCTGCATCGCAGGCTGACGGCTTTGCGCCGATATGTCGGTAGACGGCATAGCAGGAAGAATCCCGCCCTGCGTCGGCTGGGAGTTGGGAGGGAGCGCGGCAGGATCAGGCGTGAACTGTTGATCGCTTCCTATGCGCGGCATCTGGTAATTGCCGACTGCGATAGGCTGGGCCCGCGGCTGTGACGCCGGAGGCGGCATCTGCGCCATGGCCTGCGATGGTGCGCCTATCGGCCCATAAGGAAATTGCGCATTATCGAGCGGGCTGGGCTGGTTGTCGGGGAAGCCGGGGCTTGGCTGATACTGGCTATTCTGCATCTGGGAATTGCGCAGAAAATCCAGCAAGCCGCCGCCTTGGCCGCTATACGCCGAGCCGTCAAAGAGCGAGTCAAGAAGGCCCATATCTTACAACCCCGTCGGCATGAAGGCTTTGCCAAGGCTGCCAATGCCGCCAGCGATCAGCCCGAACTGCTGTGCGCCGCTCATCTGCTGAGTACCCGTGGACGTTCCTGTTGACTGCCCGCCGAGCCCTGCAATCGGAATGCCGATCTGAGCGAGCAGGCCCAAGGCTTGAACCGGAATACCGCGCCGCGCCGCTTCAGCCTGAAGCATCGCATTCGGTCCAGCATTCGTCGCGTCATTCGCTGCACTCGCAGCCGCTACGCCCTGCCCTTGGTTTGCGATCTTCTGCTGCTGTAGTCCGGCCAAGATGCCCGCGTTGGTGTTGCCTGCGTTGTAGAGATTGCCGGCCGCGCCCTGCTGGTTGTTGATGTTCTGATTGTACTGGCTGGCAATCGTCGGGGCCAGGCCGGAGGTAAGACCGCGACCAAGAGCGTTGAAGTTCGCGCCCGAGAAATCCCGACCAGCGGCAGCAAACGAGCCATTCACGTTGTTCGTGATGTCGCTCGTCATTGTCGAGAGTGCGTCCTTAAAACCCGGCGTGTCATAGGGATTGTAGTTGGTATTGCTCGCCAGCGGGTTCGTCTGATCGACATAGCGCTGGTAGTTCTGATTGACGTTGCCAGCCTGATCGGTCGCACCGCCGCCGTTCAAAAGCGTATTGGCGTAACCCGTGATCTGTGGGGCGAACTGCGAGGCCGTGCCCGCATTGGAAACCATCGAATTGATCGCGCCGCTTTCATTGCCGGTCAGCCCGGTGTTGCCGAGATTGCCGTTCAACTGGCCGAGGATGCCCTGAAGTGCGGGCTGCGCCTCGGTCCAAGGAGCCGTGGTGCTGTTCTGCGTTTGCGAGGTCTTGCTAGTGCCGCCCATTTATAGCGCCTTCTCAAGTATGACGTGCTCGACGTGGTATCCGTCAAGCACCCGCAGCCAGCCCTTGCGGCCAAATATCCGCACAGCTTTGCAGCCTTCGTCTTTCGCGTATTTCTCAATTCGAGCGAACAGCGGAAGCCAGCGTTCGCGCCCGTGCCCAGCACACGCCGTCAGCGTGCAAACCCCACGGCTTAGATGCGTCGTCGCGGCGGCCTCGATACGTCCTGACCACGCCAGCCACAGAAGCTGATCGCCGTTCAAAACATCGTTCTCAAGGTCTGCAAAATCGCTCAGGTTGGTGGCGTCGATCGCCGCTTTAATCAGCCCTCTTGCGTGGGGCCAGATACCGACAATCTTCGCTGGATCGATACAAACAAGCTCAACCATGGATGGCGTAGACAAACGTGCGATCCGTCGTTGATGCCACAGTATGTGCGACCACAAACGAGCCATTCGACGCTGAGCTAAACCACGTCGATGTCGCAGCCGCCGCCGCGTTGGAACTGGACGCCGTTAGCTGCACCTTGCTTGCCGCCGCGCAATTTGCATCCGTCACCGTCGTCGTGCTCAATGTTGAGCAAGTAACAGTACCGACAGCGTTTGACCGGCCCGCCGCAAGTTCTCCAAGCGATCGGGCGTATTTCTTCAAATCCCTCTCGTTTAGATCGGGGACGTAGGCCGTCATTGCTTACCCTCCGTCGTCACGTCAGGAACAACGCCAGCGCAAAAAGTCCACAAAGTAGCTGCCGGAATGCGGACCTTGTACCGAGCAAAGCGGGTCGAATTGTTCATGTCGCAACGGCCCGTCCGCGAGTTAATCAGCACTTCAGGCGTTGCCGTGGTCGCTTGCTGCTGCGTCTCCCGATAGGACACCAAGCCGTAATTCGTCGCGGCGTCGGTGATGGGACGGAAGCCCTTGACCCTGATGCGCTGGTCGTCCGTGCCCTGCTCCGAACTCTCAAACGTGGCCTCAAGGTTCGCCCCTGAGAAAAACCCCATCTTGTGATCTGAGTTGAACTGCGCGATTAGCGGCTGCGTCGAAACCGCGAAGCTGTCTAGGGTGGCCCCCAGAGCATCGATTGACGATGAAATGCTGTCGAGGTTTTCCAGCGTAATGCCGGGTTGCGACATGCCGAGCAGATATTCGCCGCTCATCGCCGCCGTGAACCAGCGGTCAAGCGTGTAGTCGTAGCCAATCATCTTGTCGTAAAGCCCTGTCGTGCCTGACGTGGACTTGTAAGCCCAGAAGACTCGCGTAGACCTCGGATCGGCCGAGCCGATGAATAGCTGAAGTTCTGTCTTGTCGAGGTCGTCAAAGAAATAGCGGTCAACCCGCTCGCGGCCGATCTGTTCCGGTGCGCCACCTGGGGCGATCTTGTGGAAGCCGTGTGCGGTGTGGAAGTAGAGCACATCGCCCGCACGAATGAGGCTGTACGGCGCGAACAAGCCTAAATCTTGCGCGATGCGCTCGATCTGGAATATCAGGGGATTGCCCGGAAGATAGCTCATCCGCCGAATAGCCTGATCCTGAAACACAATGCCGGATTCGCCGCCACCTACGCCGCGAACAATGCCGCCGTCCGGGAAATCCTGATAATCGCTCGAATTTGTCCCGCTCGTCCAGGTCGTCGTCGCGTTCAAGCCAGACCACTGAATGCGGTATGGATTAGACAACAGCCCCGACAACACGACAAACCGGCCGACCGTGGCAACATACGCAGCTTGGGGAGGAGAGCCGCCCAGACTTGCAAACGCGGTAGACGATGACAGGTCGTAAACCTGCGGGACAATGTTTTCCTGCACCGCAATGACGTAATTTCCAAACTGAGTGAACTGCCATTGTGCGTCCGAAGACAGCGACGAATAAAGCCACGTTACCGAATGCGTCCCGGTGCCGGTGCCTGCGGTGTTGATCGCTGTCCCGCCAGCGGTTGCGGATATCGTGAACGTGCCAGAGGTCAGGACCGTCTTGACGAAGTATTTAGTCCCAGACACGATTGCGGCAGGAAGTGCGCCGCCCGAGTTGGAAAACACCACCGGATCATTTGCCGCGAAACCATGACTTGCCAGAGAGACGACGCCGGGGCTCGCCATAGATATCGTGACCGTCGCTGCCTTGCTGACCGGCGTCCACGAATAATCAGTGTTGCTGGCAATCCAGAGCCGATCAGACGTGCCCGCAAAGATTGCCACTGAGCCGTCCGACTTCAGCGCATAAAATGCGCCCCGACATGCCCCTAGAAGCGCCTGAGACAGAACGGCGAAGTCGGAGAACGGGCCATACCCATCGCCGCGCGGGAGAGCGTTCTGGATGGTCTGGCTTGTTGACCCCTCAAAATCGCTGATATCAGGCTTCCACTCCCCCCATTGAACTAGCGGCATAGGCTAGCGATCCCCTTCGGAGAGGTTGGGCATTGGATTGATCCTTTGGGGTGTGGTAGGGGTTCCGCCAGCCCGGCACTTAGTCCGGGAAAGGGGGCTTTATGACAGACCACGAACTCGCGGATGCGGCCTACGAGGCGCGCGCTCGTTTTGCCATAAGGGTAGCTGCTGCTTATGTTGGGATCGGGATCGTCGGCGTCGTTGGGATTCTAGTCATGATTGCCATGCTTTGGATCGACAAATCATGAACAGTGGCCCTAATTGTAATACTCGGTAACTTGAATAAAACCTGATCCCCCCGCCCCGCCCGCCGCGCCGCTTGTGCCGGTCGTGCCAGCCGTACCGGCCGCGCCAACGGCGTATGCGTAGGTTGCAGACGGGGAATTGATAATCGCTCGGAGAAATCCACCAGCGCCGCCGCCGCCGCCGCCATTAACGGTCGCATTCACACCACCGCCGCCGCCGCCTGAGCCGGTATTCGCCGCCGCCGCCACGCCCGCGCCCGCGCCTGCCGCGCCACCAGCACCAGCGCCGCCATAGGGCGAATTAGCGCCAAAGCCTCCCGCAGTAGAGGTCAAGCCAGAGCCGTTGCCGCCATTGGCGCCGGTCTTATTAACAAAACCGCCTGTAGACGAGCCGCCGCCACCGTTGCTAGCCCCGGTGCCGCCAGTGCCGCCATTTGCGGTCAGCAGCGACGAGCCGAAGGTCGTGTTGCCGCCAGCGCCGCCATTGCCCGGAGTTGTACCGGAGCCAGCGCCGCCGCCGCCGCCGCCAACCATCTCGACTTCGATCCAAAGGCAATTCGCGGGCTTGGTGTAGGTGCCGCTACCAGACGTGAAAGTCTGGGTGGTCGGAAGAGTGCGCCGCGCAGCCGTTAGCTGAATCTGGTTTGTGGAATTGTCGATGCCGTTGGCAAGCGTGAACGCGCCGGTATTCCCGGCGATCGATGTTACGGCCGACGAACCCGTCGCCACCTGATTATCGACATATGCCGTGCTTGCGGCCTTCGTGCTGTTGTCGCTAGCGGATTGCGTGGGGACAATTGGAGCAGAGCTAAACGTCTGCACCGCGCTCCAAGTGTGGATTGACGAGAACACGTCGGAGTTGAGCATCGCGGACGTGACTTTGGTCGTGCCGATCGTGGTTGCGTTGCCAACGCTCGTCACGTCTCCGGTCAGATTGGCGTTCGTGGTGACGTGCCCGGCTGTCAGACTTGCGGCCGTTCCGGTCAGGTTTGTCGCGACGCCAGACGAAGGCGTGCCGAGCGCACCATTGAAGGTAACGAAAGCACCAGCCGATCCGACATTGACGCCCAGCGCCGTTGCAACGCCCGTTCCGAAGCTGCTGATGCCCGTCCCGCCCCTCGAAACGGCAAGTTGGCCGGTCCACCCGAGCGTAATCGATGTCGCCGCAAGCATCGCCGTCGTTGGCGTCCCGCCCAGCGTCAGCGTAACGTTGGTGTCATCCGTCTTGGTTAGCGCTGCGCCGCTCGCAATGTCTGACGCTGGGATGGCCCCCACGGTCACAGCGGCACCCGCAGACGCCTGCCTTAGATATTGCCCCGTCCCTCCAGTCGCGCTCAGATCGGCGTTCGTGCCGCCGTTGGAAAGCCCGACCTGCCCCGAAAGGACATGCCCCTCATCCCACGCCGGGCCGTCCACAAGAACGTCAGGATTAGCCGCCGAGCCTGCGACGCGTTTATGGGTAATCGTTGCCATCAGGCGAGCGTCCAGACTTCAGATTGCGACGTAGCGCCAGCCCAAAGTCCTGCGGTGTAGGTGTCGAATACAGGAGATGGATCGAATACAGCCGCATCGAATACATGCTGACGGTTAGTGTCAGCCGACCACGTTTCGGCCTGCTCGGTCTTGGCGGTCCACGTCTCAGCCTGCCGGGTCTTCTCAGACCACGTTTCGGACTGTTGCGTCTTCTCCGTCCAGCTCACGGCGTAACCCCGCTAACGGTCATCGTTAGTGGCCCGCTATTGAATGCCGAGTGCTGACCAAGGCGGTTGATGCTGTCTAATGCCGTCGAAAAACCAAGCGCCCAAACCTGAATACGCTCGTCTTCCTTGATGTAAGGGGCGGTTTCCAGCAGCGTGCCGTACAGATAGACATCCGGGGCCAGCGTCAGCAGCCAGTTGACCGAATTGCTCGCCAATGCGGGAATATATTTCCGGTACACCATCTCAACGGCGTAATCGTCATCGGGCGTCGGGATTAACTCAATCTCGCTGCCCATGATCGTGAAATACGCGGGCTGGCCTGACGTGTTGGAGTCGCCATAGCGGAACTCGTCCGCCTGCGTCCCGGTCAGGAATTGCAGCCTCGGCTTGCCTGACACGCTGGAAAGCCTGATGCGCCGCATTGACTGGAAGTCGTCCGGCAGAGAGATAAATTCCGGTTCGTCGTCGGTCGTATCGCAAGCCGTGGTCGATCGGGTTTCCATTTGCCGAACGAACAATTCACGGTTCAGTTTGGCCTCGCACAGCGTAACGAACTCGGGAATGCGCGAGGTCAGATCGGTTCGACCGCCGAGCCAATTGCTGACGGCCGCCTGGAGTTCGATGTATG